GTCACGGAGAGACTTTTTCGCAATATCCTACCCCGGAAAGGTTCCATAATCACGGAACAATAGGAAAACCCAAAAATGCCGAGGTTCACGATTGATCCTTCTCCCACGATCACCGATCAGACCAAAAACATGATGCCGCTCGACTACATGTTGTCGGTTATCAGGGATGTAAGTGCCACCAAAACCCGTCGTGACCGCATGGCGGCGTTGGCTGCACCCTATTGCCACCCCAAGATAGCCGACATTACGAAGGGCAAGAAGGACCAGCGTGAAGAGGCGGCGGAAACGGCTGGCGTGGGAACGCCTTGGGCCAGTGTTCTTGAAGAGATCCGCGCCAACTGATGCTCACGAAATCCTGGGACACGTCCTGCCTCGATTGGGAAGAGCGCATCCTGGCGGGCCAGTCGCTGATTCCGCAATTGCCGTTATTCGAGGCCGAAGCGGCCAGGGCGCTGTGGGTATTCAAGCAGTTACGGTTGCCGGATGTGATCGGGACGCCGACGATGGGCGAGGTCTGTGGCCCGTGGTTTTTCCCGATCGTGGAAGCGCTGTTCGGTTCCTATGATCCGGAGACCAATGTCCGGCATATCAGCGAGGTCTTTCAACTAATCCCGAAAGGCAACAGCAAATCCTCGAACGGTGGCGCGGTGATGCTGACGGCAATGATCGTTAATCGGCGCCCCGAAGCTGAATTTTTATTCGTCGCCCCGACCATCGAGATTGCGAACATCGCCTTCAAGCAGGCAAAGGGCACCATCCGGCTCGATAAGGTGCTGGACGACATGTTCCATGTGCAGGAACACCTGCGCAGGATCACCCACCGGAAACTGGGTTCGACCCTACAGATCAAGGCGGCAGCCACGGAGGTAATTACCGGCTCGAAAGCAGTCGGCACGATGATCGACGAAACGCATGTGTTTGCCAAAATGGGCAACGCGGCTGACATCTTTATCGAGCTGCGTGGCGCGCTGACGAAGCGGCCGGACGGGTTCCTGTTCCAGACCACGACGCAGAGCAAGCAGACGCCGACCGGAGTGTTCGCCGCCGAGCTGGCGATGGCGCGCAGCGTGCGCGATGGCAAGATGCGGATACCATTGCTGCCGGTGCTGTACGAACTGCCGGACAGCATGGCGCGGGACGACGGCTGGAAGAACCCGGAACTGTGGCCGCTGGTCAATCCGAATTTGGGGCGCTCGACCAATGCTGACTTCCTGGCGCGCGAGGTGATGCGGGCCGAGGCTGACGGGCCGGCGGCTGTTGCTCTTATCGCATCGCAGCACTTCAACGTTCAGATTGGGCTGTCGCTGCGCTCCGATGGCTGGGCCGGTGCCAACTATTGGGGCCGCGGCGTCGAGCAAGGGCTGACGTTGGATGACGTGCTGGCGCGGTCGGAAGCGGTAGTAGTCGGGATCGACGGCGGCGGGTTGGACGATCTCTTAGGCATTGCGGTGCTCGGGCGTGAGAAGGACACCAAGACGCATTTGGCTTGGACCCATGCGCTGATCTCGCCGGAAGGGCTGGACCGGCGCAAGGCCAATGCCGGGTTCTACGATCGCTTCCAGGCTGATGGCGACCTGACGGTGGTGGAGGAACTGCCGGACGACATATCGTTCGTCGTCGATGTTGTTGAGAAGGTGAAGGCCACCAAGCGGCTCGCCGGCGTCGGTGTGGATGCGATCGGGATCGGCGGCATTGTTGACGCGCTGGCCAAGATCGGGGTCACCCAGGAGAACAACCTTCTGGCCGGCGTGCGTCAGGGCATTTCGTTGATGGGCGCCATCAAGACGGTCGAGCGCAAGCTGGTCGACGGCTCGTTCAAGCACAACGGCAGCGCGCTGATGTCCTGGTGCGCCGGCAATGCGCGGATCGTTCCGACGCCAACCGGGATGCGGATTGCCAGGGATGATTCCGGCTTTGGCAAGATTGACCCGCTTATGTCGCTGTTCAATGCCGCGGCGCTGATGGCGCTCAACCCGGCGGTCGAGAAGCGGCCCGAGGTTCGGATGTTTTTCGCCTGAAGGACCAATCATCATGCCGCGTGTTTTAGTCACCGGGACCATCACCGCCGGACAATCGCTGTCCGGCTCGATCGATTGCCGCTCCGGGGCGCCTATGCTGCTGTTTCTGCCGACGCAATGGACCTCGGCGCGGATCTCCTACCAACTGTCGCCGGATAATGTGAACTTCTTCGACCTGTACGACCGCACCGCCAAGGAAATCGCGGTCAATGTCCGCGCCGGCACCGCGGTGCGGCTCAATCCGGAATGGACCGAGTCGGCACTCGGTTGCTACCTCAAGATCCGTTCCGGCAGTAGCGACATGGCAACTGTGCAGACCGCCAATCGCACCTTCACGTTACTGATCGATACCGGCGTCAGCCTCGCTACCTAAAGGACCAACCCAACATGCTTAACCGGGCCTACTCCCTGCTTGAGATCAAGCGGGTGGACGAGGACGCGCGCGAGATCACCGGCTGGGCGACTACGCCGACAGCCGATCGCATGAACGATGTCGTCGAGCCGGACGGCGCTAAGTACACGCTGCCGCTGCCGCTGCTGTGGCAGCACAATGCCGGCGATCCGATCGGACATGTCGCGGCGGCCAGGGTTTCCAAGGCCGGCATCGAAATCACCGCGAAGATCGCCAAGGACGTCACCGCCGAGATTGACCGCGCCTGGTCGCTGATCAGAGCTGGCCTCGTCACCGGGCTGTCGATCGGGTTCACCGCGATCGAGCATGAGTTCATCAAGGAAACTCGGGGCATTCGTTTCAAGAAATGGAACTGGCTGGAACTGTCGGCGGTGACCATCCCAGCGAACCAGACCGCCACCATCACTACAATCCGTTCACTCGACACTGCGCAGCGGGCCGCGTCAGGCCATCAGCCAAGCTGTGTCTACCTGGGTATCGCAACCGCGAACCCGAACCAACCGGGCGCCTCCGGACGATCTCAGCATGTCCTGGAGGACAAAATGAAAACGATAGCAGAGCAGATAAGTGCGCTTGAAGCCAAGCGATCGGCTGATGCCGCGCGCATGGAATCCGTGATGCAGAAGGGTCTGGATGAGGACCGCACTGCGGATGCGGCCGAGCAGGAAGAATATGACACTCTCAGTGCCGAGGTTAAGGCTGTCGACAGCCAACTGGTACGCCTGCGCGATCTTGAAAGGATCAAAGCGACCACGGCTAAGCCCGTGGTCAAAGCCGAGACCTCCCACGAAGGAAGCCTGGCTCGCGGCGGCTTCTCGCCGATCTACGCGGTGCCGGCACAAACCATTGCACCACAAGACTATGTCTGGCGCTCGCTGGTCTGCGCGGTGAAGTCGCATTTCACCAAGCAGAACCCGTTCGACATCATGAAAGCCGAATACGGCGACGACGAACCGACCCGCGCGGTGCTGGCCTATGTCACCAAGGCGGCCAGCGTTCCGGCCGATACCGTGACGGTGGGCTGGGCCGACAAGCTGGTTGCGACATCGATCCAGGATTGGTTCAACGCGCTGATGCCGAATTCGGTCTATCCGGCGTTGGCCGCAAAGGGTGGCAAGTTCACCTTCGGCCGCAACGGCATTGTCACGATGCCGAGCCGGGCGGCCACGCCGACCATTGCCGGCTCTTTCGTCGCCCAGGGCGCCCCGATTCCGGTGCGGCAGGGCGCCTTCACGTCGATTAGTTTCACCCCGAAAAAGATGGGCGTGATCTCGACCATGACCCGCGACATTGCCGAGCATTCGACGCCGGCGATCGATGGCCTGATCCGTCAGGCCATCCTGGAAGACACCGCTGTTGCGATTGACTCGGTTCTGCTCGATGCCACCGCCGCCACCACGACGCGGCCGGCCGGGCTGAAAAGCGCCGTATCGGCCACCACGGCGACCGCAGGCGGTGCGCTTGCCGCACTGATCGGTGACATCCGCGCCCTGACCTCGGCGCTGATTACCGGCACCAACGGCAATCTCAGATCGCCGGTATGGATTATGAACCCAGGCGATGTGCTGGCGGCTTCGCTGTTGCCTGCCACCGCAGGCGGCGGGGAATTCCCGTTCAAGGCCGAGCTTTCAGCCGGAACGTTGCAGGGCTATCCGGTGATCCAGTCCTCGAACGTCACCGCCGACACCATGCTGCTGGTCGATGCCGCCGATTTTGTTTCGGTAACGGGTGACTCGCCACGGTTTGATGTCAACGACCAGGCGACGCTGCACATGGAGGATACCACGCCGTTGCAGATCGCCACCGGCGCGCAGGGTTCGGGCGTGCTGGCAACGCCGACCCGGTCGCTGTGGCAGACAGATAGCATTGGCATCCGGATGCTGTGGGATCTCAACTGGGGTCTGCGCAGGACAGGCGTCGTCGCCTGGACCCAGACCATGACCTGGAACTAGGAAAGGAAACCAACATGGCACAGACACCAGCCAAGACTAAGGATCATCCCGACGTTCAGGCGATGCAGAAGCAGCGCGAGGAAATCAACAAGTCGAACGAGGAAGCGATGAAGCGGATGGAGTCGACGCAGCCGACGCCGACGCAGGAGGAAAACGACCTCGCCAAGCTCGGCGTTGCGGTCGACGACAAAGAACCAGACGGCGCTGGGCCGACCGTGATCCGGACTGTTACCGTGGCGAACGTGCCGATGGGAGCCGAGCTGCCGGACATGCCGGAGGTGACGCCGCAAGACAAGGCCGAGCAGGAGCGAATCCAGCGCGAACGGGCCGAGCGTGAACGCGCGGCCAAAGCCAAGAGGGATGAGGCGCGCGGCTAAATGCGCATCCTCGGACTGACGATCCCGTTCACCGGCGAGAAGGCGTTGTCCTCCTTGCCGGTGAACAGCGATTATTCGTGGCCGATCGTGCGCGAGCCATATGCTGGCGCCTGGCAGCAGAACGTGAGCGTCAATACCGACAGCGCGGCGTCGTTTCATGCCGACTTCGCTTGCAAGACACTGATCGCCCGAGATATCGCCAAGCTGCGGCTGAAACTGGTCGAGAAGGATTCCAACAACGTCTGGAGCGAGGTGACCAACCCGGCATATTCGCCGCTGCTGCGCCGGCCGAACGATTACCAGACCCATAACCAGTTTTGGGAATGCTGGGTGCTGTCGAAACTGTCTCGCGGCAATGCCTATGTGCTGAAACAACGCGACAACCGCAACGTCGTCACCGCGCTGCACATTCTCGATCCCACACGGGTGCAGCCGCTGGTCGGCGACGACGGCGCGGTGTTCTATCGCCTGTCGAGCGATAATCTGGTCGGCACCGGCGAGGTCACGGTGCCGGCGCGCGAGATCATCCACGACCGCATGAACTGCCTGTTCCATCCGCTGGTTGGCACGCCGCCGGTGTTCGCGTCAGGGCTGGCGTCGATGCTGGGCCTGAATGCGCAGAAGGCGTCGGCTCTGCTGTTCCAGAACGCGTCCACGCCGGGCGGCATTCTCACCGCGCCGGGCGAAATCAGCCAGGTGGAAGAACAGCGGCTCAAGGAGCAGTGGGAAAACAGGTTCTCGCGGGTCAATCTCGGCCGTGTCGCCATCCTGACCGGCGGCGCCAAGTACGAAAAGGTCGCGATGACCAACGTCGAGGGCCAGATGGTCGAGTCGCTGAAATGGTCGGCCGAGGTGGTGTGCAGCGTCTACCACGTGCCACCGTACAAGGTCGGCGTCGGCGCGCTGCCCTCCTACAACAACGTGCAAGCCTTAAACGTGGAATACTATTCGCAGGCACTGCAAAGCCACATTGAAGAGATCGAGGAATTGCTAGACCACGCGCTCGGCATCGGCTGGGGCGTCGGTCTTGGCACCGAGTTCGATACTGACAATCTGCTGCGGATGGATAGCGTGACCCAGATCACCGCAATTCAGCAGGCGGTCGGTGCCGGCGTGATGGCGCCCAACGAGGGCCGCGCCAAGCTCGACTTGAAGCCGGCCAAGGGCGGCGAGTCGCCATATCTGCAGCAGCAGAACTACTCGCTGGAAGCCTTGGCGAAACGCGACGCGCAGGAAGACCCGTTTAAGCCGGCCACGCCACCAACGCCGGCGCCCGCAACGGAAGAACCGGCTGCCGATAAGCCAGTCGAGGAAGCCAAGGCCATCGAGACCTCTCTGGAAGTGGTCGAGGGTATGCAGTTCGACCGCGGCTATCTGTCGCCTTACTT